GAGAAAAAACATGGTAAAAACTGGTTGAACGGTAAAGACTACGATCATACTAAGAAACGGTTTGTATCTGTTAGAGAAAACAGAGGTAATTACGGAAACGGAACTAAGAAATTATAATAAACACATCGACAATGGCACAAATAGCAACATATCCACTAATCACACCTAAAGCAGGTGACCTTGTAATAGGTTCTGAGACTTACGATGTAAGTGCAGCTACTCCTGTAACAGGTAATCCAACCAGAAACTTCACTGTTGGTAGCATTGTTCAATCAATATCATCGACATCTATATCTTTACCAGCATACGATAATGATGCAGCGGCTGGTACAGCTGGTCTAGCTTCAGGTAAACTGTTTCAAACAACAGGTAGTGGCTCAGCTCCTTTGAATGTAGCCGGGATTGTAATGATAAAACAATAATACATGGCAATAATATCATCATACCCGTATGATATAGTCATTCATGATAAAGATGCATGGATAGGTACTGATTCATTCAATAGGCAGACTAAACAATATACTGCTGAAGCTGTAGCTAATTACCTTAATATAAACGGTAAGGTGTCTGTAGGTGGTCAGATGGTATATAAGTTCTCTACTCTACCTTTAACCGAAGCTGGTACATTTGCTTTACCCTCTGGTGGAGGTAGTGGTACAGGTTTTTCTGCAATATCTTCATTAAAGATATCAATAACAGAAAAATCGGGGCAAAATGTTGTTGCTTGGTTGAATTATTTAGTCGGTGATCAGATATTAATAAGCTCTCAAGATGAAATTAGTTCTTTTGGGCATTATACAGTTACATCTTATGCTGTAGATCCATCTAATAGTAATTTCTATACTTTAGACTTAAGCTATATAGGAGGTAATGGAAACATTATAGCTGACAAGTATTATGATATCGTAAACTTTTCATTAGCTTCAAGTAGTGATAAAAACTTTGTATTTACTCAGGCAGTAGCCTCTGCAACATGGAACGTACAACACAATTTAAATAAATTTCCTTCATGTACTATGGTCTTATCAACAGGTCAACAAGGATATGGAGATGTAACATTTATAGATGAAAACAATTTAACAATAACATTTGCTTCTGCTGAATCAGGCAAAGCATATATAAATTAAGCTATGGCAATACCATTTTTAAATAACATAAATCTTAGCGATAATGAACTACAGAATGCTAAGTTGCAAATCACAGGAACGGCTCCAACATCTGCCACTGGACAAATATATTATGACAGTAGTTTAAATGTTGCAAGATACTACGATAATAATGGGTGGTTAAGAATTACAGACTCAAGTGTAGCTTCTGGCACTTTTGTAAGCTCTACTTTATCTGGAACAAATAGCGAACCTATATTCACTGTAGAATTATCTGCCACTGGTACACCATCAAGTTCTACGTTTTTACGAGGTGATAACACTTGGGCATCTGTGTCTACAACAGATACAACATATGATTTAACTGGTACTGGATCATCAAACGGTACAGCTGGCGTTCTTTTAACTGGTAGCGATTCTACAACTGACACAGTATTAATAGTTGGTGCTGGAACCTCAACAGTAACAAGATCTGGTAACACACTAACAGTTACATCTAATGATCAGTATGATGGTACTGTAACAAGTGTTGGTCTTAGTATGCCATCTGCTTTTACAGTTAGCAATTCTCCAGTTACTTCCTCCGGAACATTAACAGTTACAGGGGCTGGTACTACTTCGCAGTATATAGATGGTACAGGTGCTTTACAAACTTACGTTGATAATTATGTTAACTCTATAAGTTTCAGTACAGCAACAGGTATTTTAACTTTAGGTAGAACAGGAGGGCTTGCTAATCTTACTCAAGATCTAGACGGTAGATATTTAGAATTAGGTGGAGGCACAATGTCTGGTAATATTGCTATGGGTAGTAATAGTATAACAGGACTCGTTGATCCAACTAACAATCAAGACGCTGCTACAAAAGCTTACGTAGATGGTTTAGTTGAAGGAGGTCTTACTTTTAAAGATGGATTTAATGCTAATACAGGAGCAATTGATGGTGGTGGTAACTTAACAACGGGAGCATCTCGTGTAGCTTTAAAGGTAGGAGATTACTATGTCGTAACAACCGCTGGTAATTTTTACGGAAACTCAGCATATCCATTAACAGTGGGTGATTCAGTTATAGCTAAAGAAGATGCTGCAGCTGGAACTTCTGTAATAACAGACTGGGTTATTATTCAAGGTGATGAAGGGGTTGTTGATTTGACTTCTGGCAATGGTGGTACTTCAACTGGTAACGCGCTTACATCTAACACAGCAGCTAGAGGTTCTGTAACAGTAAACTCTTTTGCTTATGGTGGTACTACTAATGTAGGTCATGTACCAAGCGGAGGTTCAAGTTCTACTTTTCTGCGTGGTGATGGTACCTGGGTAACACCAACCAATACAATACCAAATAATGCCACGATAACTTTAGCAGCTGGAACCAATATAACTGGTGGAGGTGATTTCACAACAGATCAATCAAGTAACGAAACAATAACATTTAACGTAGCAACCGCAACAGCTAGTAGTAATGGTGTTGGTAGAGTAGCTGCCGGAACAGGTATATCAGTTGGTTATAGTTCAGGTGTTGCCACTGTAACAAACACAGATACAAACACAAGTAACACTTACGCAACTACTATTACAGCTACAGGAGCAGTAACACATGGTTTAACAACTAAAGATGTTATTGTTCAACTATACGATATTGTTACTAACGAAACCGTATACGCTGACGTTGAAAGAAACTCTACGTCTCAAGTAACAATTACATTTTCTACAACACCTACTAACTCTGTTAGAGTATTAGTTCAAAAAATAGGTTAACAATAAAATATAATACATGAAATTTAAAAATGACATAGAAGCTGAAGCAATAATAGAGGTACAATCTGGTCTTAAAGACAAAGATAATCTATTAGGATCAGCTGGTCAATTATTATCTTCTACTGGTAGTCAAGTTAGCTGGGTGGATGCTTCTGGTCTTTCAGCTAAAACAGCTGAAGCTGTTGTACAACCTATGAAAGCTAACGAAGCTTTAAGCAAAGGTGATCCTCTTTATATAGTAGGTTTTCAGGCGGGTCAAGATGTAAATATAGTAGCTAAAGCTGATGCCAGTAATTCAGCTAAAATGCCTGTAGTAGGTGTATCTGATGACGACTACTCAAGTCAAGACTTTGGTACAATGACTGCTTTTGGAAGCTTTAATGGAGCTTTCGATACTACTGGTGGTACTGAGAACTGGAGTGTTGGAGATATTATATATGTTAAACCAGGAGGTGGACTTACAAATGTAAAACCAACTGGAACTAACTTGATACAAAACATAGCTATTGTATCTAGAGTGCAACAAAATACTGGAGAATTAGAAGTAATAGCTCTTGGTAGAACAAATGATGTTCCTAATCTTCCAGCAGGTAGACTGTTTGTTGGTACCGCTACTAATACATCATTGTCATCAAACGTTGTATATATAGACGAGGCTAATAATAGAGTCGGTATTGGAACATCTTCACCTTCAGCTAATTTAGAAATAGCATCTACAGGAACAGGTGATGCTATTCTAGTAACAAATAATGACGCTACTAGTACTGCGGCTCCTGTCTTAACACTTAAAAGAGATAGTGCTAGCCCAGCAGACGGTGATTATTTAGGTCAAATAAAATTTAAAGGTGAAAATGATGCTAGCCAGGAAATAGTATACGCTAAAATAACAGCAAAAACATCTGATGTAACAGATACAACCGAAGATGGTCTTATAGAAACAGCTGTTAAAAGCGGTGGCTCAAATCTTATTGTCTCTAGACAAACAGGTACTGATTTAAAACTTATAAATGGTGTAGGTATTGAAGTAGATGGTGATGCAACTTTTTCAAGTGGAAATATAACGTTAGGCGGTACAGGTAGAATACAAGGTATAGATACTGTATCAGCTACTACAGATGCTGCTAATAAAGCTTACGTAGATGCTAATGCTGGAGCGACAGATTTAAACGGTTTAACAGACTGTTTAGTTGATACCGAATCACTTTACGTTGGAGAAGTACCAAGCGGATTAATTGGAAATCCTCAAAATAATACAACATTAGGTATTGATGCTGGAGATAGTTTAACAAGTGGAGTAAAAAATACTTGTATAGGTAGTGATGCTGGTACATCATTAACAACTGCTAACGAAAATACTGCGGTTGGATATCGAGCTTTACAAAATCAAAATACAATAGGTAATACTGCTTTAGGTGTATTGTCTGGTGGAGCTGGTTCTGGTGGTGATTATTCAGTATATGTAGGATATAAGTCTGGGCAAAACAATGGTGTTAGTGGGCATGTTTCAATAGGTACTGAAGCAGGTTACTCAAACACCTCTGGTGATAGAAATACGAATGTAGGTTATAAAGCTGGATATCAAAACACAACAAATAGTTATAGAACGTATTTAGGTTATGAAGCAGGAAATTATAATTCAGGATCAGGAAACACAGGAATAGGATATAGAGCTTGTAACGGGTATTTTAGTTTTGGGGCTGGACAAGGTACAGGGGCTAATAACACAGCTGTTGGATATGAAGCACTCTCTTCGTTAAATGGAACTGGAGCTGCTAATAACACGGCTATTGGAAGAAACGCTTTAGGAGGCGTGATAACTGGTGGTAACAATACTGCTTTGGGCTTCAGTACAGGATCAACTATAACCAGCGGTAGTAACTTAACTGTATTGGGTTACGGTGCGGAGCCAAGTTCCGCTACCTCAACAAATGAAATAACTTTAGGAAATGCATCAGTTACATCTTTAAGAATACCAGGACTACAATCAAGTGCTTCTGACGGCGATGTGCTTACGTACTCTTCAAGTACTGGTAAAATAACATTAGCTGCTGCTGGTGGTGGTGGAGCAACAGATTTAAATGGATTAAGTGATTGTTTAGTTGATACTGCTTCTTTATATGTAGGTGAAGTACCAAGTGGATTATCTGGAAATCCACAGTCTAATACTGTTCTTGGTATTGATGCAGGTGTAAGCTTAACGACTGGAGACAGTAATACTTTAATCGGTAATAACGCAGGAGATTCTATAACTGGAGGCACAAACAGTGTTGCAATAGGTTTTGATGCGTTAGCCAGTACCACAACTGGTGGAAGTAACGTTGCAGTAGGTACAAGAGCCTATAAAAATGGAACAGCTAATTCGAATGTTTATATTGGTAATAGTGCTGGAGAAAATGCAAATAGTGGCGTATGGCAAATAGGTATTGGAGATTCTGCTGGATTCAACAACACTGGAGGAAGTAGTATTGGAATAGGCTGGTTTGCTAATAGAAATAATTCAGCAACAGGAACTATATCAATAGGTCACCAAGCAGGTTATTCAAACACTTCTGGAGCATTTAACACAAATATAGGTTATAAAGCAGGATATTCAAACACAACCAACCAAAATCGAACTATTATAGGTTATGAAGCTGGATATTTTTCAACAGGTTCTTATAATACTTTTTTAGGATATAGAGTTGGTTATGGTTCATCAGGTAATACAACAGGAGAAAGAAATGTAGCTATCGGAGATATTGCTTTAACAGCTTTGCAAGGTGGATATAGAAACGTAGCAATAGGTACAAATTGCGGACAAGGAGTTACCTCTGGTAACCAAAATGTTATGATAGGAGATTTCGCTGGTTCAAGTTTAACAACTGGAGCAGATAATGTTATTATAGGACAAAATGCACAATCAAGTTCAGCAACTGTATCTAATGAAATAACTTTAGGTGCTTCAAATATTACATCTTTTAGAATCCCCGGCATCCAAAGCGGAGCAAGTGATGGCGATGTTTTAACATATAACGCTTCGGCAGGTAAATTAGAATTACAAGCTGCTGGCGGTGGAGGTATAGATGGTAGTGGAACAGCAAGTTATATTCCAAAGTGGAGTGATTCAGATACTTTGACAGATAGTGGTATTTATGACTCTGGAACTAACATTGGTATCGGTACAGCAACTCCAAGCGCAAGGTTACAAGTAATTGGAACTAGCACACCTGCTAAATTTTATTACAATAGTAGTTTTACAAATGCTCAATACACCGCGGTCAATATTGGTATGATGACTAGTGGTACAATAGCTGATGGTTTTGGACCTAAACTTACATTTAGGACGGGTGGTAATGGTTTTGATGGTTATGCAGCTGCGGATATTGGAACAAAAAGAAATGGGGCTGATAGCACACATGATCTTACTTTTGCTACAAGTACAGGTGGTTCAATGACCGATAAAATGATTATAAAAAATAACGGTTACGTTGGAATAGGTACTACTAGCCCTTCAGCTAAATTAAGTATAGAAGGTACTACCGGTACATCAAGTAGTAATTTGTTGACAATAAAGTCTAATACTTCTTTTCCTTTTTCATCTATTCATATTGTAGATTTTATAAATAGCTCTGGTTCAACTGTAGGAAAAATTCTTATGAATACTTCGTCAGTGACATACTCTACTACTTCTGACTATAGATTAAAAGAAAATATAGATGAAATATCTAACAGTATTAATAGAGTTAAGCAATTAAAACCTAAAAGGTTTAACTTTATAGGCGAAGCAGATAGAACTGTTGATGGATTTTTAGCGCATGAAGTAGCTGAAGTAGTCCCACACGCTGTTGACGGAGAAAAAGACGCTATAGATTCAAAGGGTAAACCTATTTACCAAGGTATTGATCAAAGCGCTATTGTACCTCTGCTAACAGCAGCATTACAAGAAGCAATAGCTAAAATAGAAGATTTAGAAACAAGAATACAAGAACTAGAAAATAAATAAATTATGATTACATATAGTTGGAATTGTAAAACAGTAGATTGTTATCCTCAACAAGACAACGAAAATAATGTAGTATATAAAGTACACTGGCGAGTAACTGCTATTTCAAGCGAATTAAATACTGAAGGTCAACCCTATTTAGCTGATAGTATTGGTACACAAACTTTAGACACTAGTGATATTACAGATTTTATACCTTTTGAAGAGTTAACAAATGATGAAGTTACTGCTTGGACTAAATCAGCAATGGGAGACGAACAAGTCGAACAAATTGAATCTGGTCTTGAATATGAAATAAACTCTTTAATTACACCTAAAAGCATTACTCTTACTATAGAGTAACTATTACTTATAACATAATAACAAGGGTAAAAAAATAAAAAAACGAGTAATAATACAAACATACCAATTAAATATATTATTAAGTTAAATTAAATTAAATTAAATTATGTCAGACAAAATTGTCAAGAACCTTAATTTTGGTGAAAACGCTAAAAACACGGTTTTTAAAGGTATAGAAAAACTAACAAAAGCTGTTAGTTCTACATTAGGCGCAAGCGGTAAATGCGTTATTTTAGAAGACGGTAGTGGTAAACCTGTTATTACTAAAGATGGTGTAACAGTTGCAGATTCTATCGTTTTATTAGATCCAGTAGAAAATATGGGTGCAACGCTTTTGAAAGAAGCAGCTCGTAAAACAGTAAAAGAAGCTGGTGACGGAACAACAACAGCAACAGTGTTAGCTCATTCAATACTAAAGGAAGCTTACAAGTTAAACAATGAATATAATAGTAGAGATTTAAAAAACGGTATTAATAATGCTACAGAAAGAGTAGTTAAGTACCTAGAAAAAAACTCTATAAAAGTTACAGGAGACATGATTGACTCTGTAGCTACTATATCAACAAATAACGATCCAGTTTTAGGGAAAGTTATTGCAGATGCTTTTAGATCTGTAGGTGAAACAGGTGTAGTAATAATGGAACCTACTAGCGAATCTGAAACCTACGTAGATGTTGTAGAGGGTATACAGTATGATAAAGGACTTACAAACTCTAACTTTGTAACAAACAAAGCTAATAAAACAGCTGAACTAGAAAACCCATTAGTTTTGTTAATTGATTCACCTGTTGAAAGCATTAGACAAATACAATCAGTATTAGAGTATGTAATTAAAAACAACAAACCTTTATTGATTATAGCCGACATAGAGCAACCTGTTCTATCTGCATTAGCTATGAACAAAGTAAAAGGTAATATAAAAGTAAACGTTATAAACGCACCTACTTTTGGTATAAGTAAAAAAGACATGTTAACTGATTTGTCCATGCTTACTGGAGCTACAATTATAAACGAAGACCTTGGAGATGATCTTGATTTAATATCTGTAGATAAGTTAGGTGAATGCGTAAAGAGTATTACTAGTGATCAAGAAACTATTATACAGGTTAAAGAAGTATCTGAAGAAGTAAATGAGATTATTAGTAAAATAAAAGAGCAATTAGAAACTGAAAAATCTCCTGCTCAAGTTATAAGACTTGAAAAACGTCTTGCTCGTTTATCTGCTAAAGTAGCAGTTGTTAAGGTTGGAGCAAATTCAGAGATCGAACTCAAAGAAAAAACAGATAGAGTAGAAGATGCTATCTGTGCTACTAAAGCCGCAATAAAAGAGGGTATAATACCAGGTGGAGGTATTGCTTTGCTTAATGCGTCTACTAATACAAAAGCTAAAAATGAAGGTGAAGAAGTTTTGCTTAATGCTATAAAAGCACCTTACGAAACTATTTTAACTAACGCAGGTCTTGAAGTTGTTTATCCTCAAATAAAAAATAGAGGTTTAAATGTGGTTACAGGAAAAGACGTGAATATGGTACGAGCAGGTATTATTGACCCATTACTGGTTACTAAAAGTGCTCTTAGAAACGCGGCTTCAGTAGCAACTACAATATTATCTACAGATTGTGTAATCAATAATTTAAGAGTTGGAGATGAAAGCAATAGGTAGAAACTTAATAATAAAAAAGATAAAAGAAGGGACCACTAAAACAAAAGGTGGTCTGCTTCTTGCTGAATCTCATAGAGATGATATAAGATACATAGAAGCTAGTGTAACCTCTATTGGAAATGATGTAGTGGGTGTGAAAGAAAATGATAGAATATTTTTTGACAAACACGCTGGTCATAAAATAGAAATAGGTAAAGACATTTATCACGTTATTAAGCTAGAAGATATAGTTGTTGTTTTATGAAAAGGCTAGAAGCAAGAGATATAAAAGATATGAACTTGCTAAAACATTACCGTATAATACGCAAATGGGCTTGCAAAAACAACAACCTTAATGATGCTGAGTTAGAGCTTCTAATATATCTTGATTGTATGGAATATTTTTCTAAACAAGACTTTAAAATAGGTACTTATTCTTACAGTTGGGATAATAGACGTTGGAATAAGCTTTTAAAATCTGGTTGGATAAAGGTTTGGAGACATAGAAATAGAACTACTCAAAAATATAATATATATCAAGTTTCTTTTCAATGTAAGCAACTTATAAATAGAATGTACAGGATAATGCTAGGCGAAGAAGATATACCGACTAGTTCGCGAAGAAACAAAATAATAAGCGGTAATAGTTATACGGATAAAGTTTTAACTACGGCCATATATAACGTTAACAAAGATAAAAAAAGATAACTATGCCTACTTATAAGCAAGATTTAAAAGCTACAACAGGTAATGCACCTACAATGTATATTGACCCTGTTACTGGACAAGAGATTCCAAACCAACAATTAACTTATGCTACACCTGTTCCAGGAAATCAAATGGGTGTTGCTAAACCATTATTTAACGACTCAGTTACGGCTGCAGGTAATAAAATTTTTGGTAACGTAGATCAAAGACAAAGATCTCTACAAAATCAAGCAGGTGTTATTCAATCTCCAATGTATTTTAAAGATCAAACAGGTGATGGTAAAATAACGAAAGCTGATGTTATAAAAGCTAGAATAGAAGGATATAAAAAATAAATAAATAAATTATGGCAAAAAAAGCAACAAAAGCTGATACTAACGCTGGTGGCGTAGTTGGTGAAAATACAATATGGGACGGTCCATTAAGTCAAGTTGGTAGACCTCACGGTAAAGGATCTAGTAGTGGTATTAATGGTATGAAATTAAAGTTGGATAGTGTAAACTATTCCGCTGGACCTATTACACAAAAAGCAAAAAAATAAAAGATGGGTTCTTTCGGCGATATAAAACTTTATACATTAAACACAAGTGTATTAGCTATTTCGCTAGCCAATGTTGATGTAGTATTAAAGTTAACTTTATTATCTATATCTATTGGTTACACCGTACAAAAATGGTACTACTTGAATAAAAATAAAAAATAGATGGCAAAGTTAGATAAATCTAAAATGGCTTGTAATAAGCCAAAGAAAACTCCTAGTCACCCTACTAAATCACACGTCGTTAAAGCTTGTGAAGGCGGTAAGGAGAAAATAATTAGATTTGGACAACAAGGAGTTACAACTGCAGGTAAACCTAAAAAAGGTGAATCAGCTAAGCAGAAGGCTAGACGTGCTAGTTTCAAAGCTAGACACGCTAAAAATATTAAAAAAGGTAAAATGTCTGCTGCTTGGTGGGCTGATAAAGTTAAATGGTAAAATTAAAAAGTCATGAACAAAGGTAGAAAATACGATTACAAAGAAGCTTATAACAAAAATCTAACAGCTAAAGCTAGGTTACATTATTTAGAGAACGCTAGACACGATGCTGATTCTCCTGCAAAGATGGAATCTGCTAAAACAGAAAAAAAGAACTTACTTAAATACAACCCAGTTGTAAACAAAGCATCAGGATCTTTTATGTCTAAACACTCTCAGTCAGGTTTTGCTTCTCCAATTAAGAAAAAAGGCTGCAAAAAATACTAATATGAGTTTTAAGCTTAAACCACCATTTGAGTGTGATAATACTCCCATATATCAAACTGATATGGAAGAAGGTGTTTTAGGTATGGCTAATAATAATGGTACTATACTAATAAATAAATACTTGAGTCCAGCTAAAGCTAAGGAAGTTATAAAACATGAAAAAGTACATATTGATCAGATAAAACGTGGAGATCTTGATTATGACGATAATAATGTTTATTGGAAAGGTAAAAAATATTCTAGAAAAAATATGAAAGAAGGGGCTAAAAATTTGCCCTGGGAAAAAGAAGCATATAATAAGGTATGAAAAAAATATTCGAATGGCTAACAGGTGGTGTTATTAAGGAAGTTGGTAATGTAATCGATAAAATTACAACTACGAAAGAAGAAAAACTAGAGGCTCAAAGAAAAATACAAGAAATATTAGAGAAAGCTGATAACGAAGCTCAATCACAAGTAACTGATCGTTGGAAAGCTGATATGGCTAGCGATAGCTTTTTATCTAAAAATATAAGACCTATAGTTTTAATATATTTAACTTTTATATTTACGGTTTTATCTTTTGCTGATGGTAATATAGGTGGTTTTAAAGTAGATGAAGCTTATACACCTATTTTTCAGTCTTTACTGATAACAGTATACGGTGCTTATTTTGTAGGTCGTACCTGGGAAAAGAATAAAAAATCAAGTGATAATAGTAATAAATAAATAAAAAAATGTACAAAAACGTAATTACATCAGAAAATACTCCAAATACTCATAAGGAGGTTATTACTTCACAATTACCAGATCAATTATTAAAGATAGGTTCTGATGAAAACGTAGAAGCAATCAAAGAACATTTTAAGTGGGTTTTAGCAAATGACTTTTATAAAGATGAGTTAAGTGCTGAACAAATTGCAGAAATGGAAAGCTATCTACCAAGTGATTATCAAGATGAATACGAAGATTTACCGGTGTAGAAAAGTAAAATATAGTGTAACTATATAACTGTACAATAATTAAATTAAATCAAAATGAGTAAAATCAAAAAAGAACAATTAGAAAAAATTCAAGAACAACAAAGTAGGTTGCAAAGTATTTTAGTCGAGATAGGTGTAATGGAAGTTCGTAAACACGAAGCTACACACGCACAATCTGTTTTGTCTCAAGAAATAGAGGCGACTAAAAAAGAACTTGAAGAAGAATATGGAGCTATTAACATTAATATGCAAGATGGCTCTTACACTATTATTGAAAAAGAAGAAGACGATGATACAGATCTAACTGTGGTTAAATCTGAGAACTAATGAGTAGTGTAATTAGAAAAATAAGTATAGGTTCTGATTACAAAAATGATGCAATGCATTATGCTGTAGGTCAACAGGTTTATGGAGGTCATGAAATATCTCATATACTTCATAATGAATCTAATGACTCTTACAGTATTCACATCAAGAAAAACAACGAGATATTGCCATGGAAGAAGTTTAATTCTAACATGGCTGTATCTGTTGAGTATGATTTAACATATTAATGAAAAGTTTATTTGACTTTATCGTAAAGCCAGTTAATAAGCGTTACGATAATGAAATTAAAATAGGTGACAAAAGCCTTATAACTAATACTAATACAGAAGACTTTAGAGCGGTAAGTAATACAGCAGAGGTTATATCTACACCATCTGCTTATTCTACTTCAATTAAAAAAGGTGATATAATAATTATACACCACAACGTTTTTAGAAGTTTCTTTGATATTAGAGGTAAACGAAAAGATAGTAGATCTAAATTTATTGATGATTTATATTTTTGTTCACCTGACCAAATCTACTTGTATAAAAGTGATAGTAATTGGAAAGCCTTTCAAGATAGGTGTTTTATAAAACCCTTATTAGATAACAATGATCTAACACTTGATAAAGAGAGAAAGCTTATAGGAATACTAAAATATGGTAATAGTTCCTTAGAAGCTATTAAAATCGTTCCTGGTGACCTAGTAGGTTACACACCTTATGGTGAGTTTGAATTTATAATAGACGACGAGCGATTGTATTGTATGAAATCAAATGATATTGTAATTAAGTATGAACGTAAAGGAGACGAAAAAGAGTATAATCCAAGCTGGGCAAAGAGCAGTTGAAGAATTAATAAAAGTAGCTAAAGAAGCTATTGTTGATTCTGATGATGATATTTCTGCAGATAGATTAAAAAATGCTGCAGCTACTAAAAAGTTAGCTATATTTGATGCTTTTGAAATACTCAAACGTATTGAAGATGAAGAAAACATACTTAATGATAGACCTAGTGAAAAGAAAGAAAAAGCTTTCAAGGGGTTTGCTGAAGGAAGATCTAAGTAATGTACGAGCAATCATTATATAAAATATTGCCTGATTATATTAAGCCTAAAATAATAAATAAAAAAAATAGGTATAATAAGTGGGAGTACGGCTACAACGAGGAGTTTGATATTGTTGTAATAAGTAAAACTGGTAAGATCGGTGATATATACGAGATACAAAACTTAAAAATAGCTTTACCAAAACAAAAAGATGTTCACGAGTTTGAAGAAAATAAATGGAAACCTTTTGAATATCCTAAAGAACTACAGAGAATAAAAACTATATTTGATTGGAAAACATACGACGAAAGTTTTAAAGAAAAATGGTACGACTATATAGATAATGAGTTTAAACGTCGTGAACAAGGTTTTCATTTTAAAAACAATAATAAACCTACTTATATTACTGGTACTCATTATATGTACCTACAATGGAGTAAAATAGATGTAGGTAATCCAGATTTTAGAGAGTCAAATAGGTTATTTTTTATTTTTTGGGAAGCTTGCAAAGCTGATAAAAGATGCTTCGGTATGTGTTATTTAAAAAATAGACGTTCTGGATTTTCTTTCATGGCGTCTGGAGAAACAGTAAACGAAGCAACAATATCTAGTGATTCAAGATTTGGTATATTATCAAAATCAGGTCCTGACGCAAAGAAAATGTTTACAGATAAAGTTGTGCCAATATCAGTTAACTATCCTTTCTTTTTTAAACCTATACAAGATGGTATGGATCGTCCAAAAACAGAGCTTGCTTATAGAGTTCCAGCATCAAAGCTTACAAGACGAAACATAACCTCTACAGATAGACCAGAAGAATTACAAGGACTTGACACAACTATAGATTGGAAAAATACAGGTGACAACTCTTACGATGGTGAAAAACTAAAGCTATTAGTTCACGATGAAAGCGGTAAGTGGGAAAAACCTAACAATATACTAAATAATTGGAGAGTAACAAAAACTTGTTTACGATTAGGTTCTAGGATTATTGGTAAGTGTATGATGGGTTCAACATCAAACGCTTTAGATAAAGGAGGTGATAACTTTAAAAAACTTTATTATGCTTCAAACGTCGAAAAAAGAAACCGTAACGGACAGACTAGTTCGGGATTATATTCTTTGTTCATACCTATGGAATGGAATTACGAAGGATTCATCGATTCTTATGGCTTACCTGTATTCGAAACACCAACTAAAAAAACCTATGGACCATTCGGCGACGAAATAACTCAAGGTGTTATTGAGCATTGGCAAAATGAAGTTGAAGGTTTAAAGGAAGATCAAGATGGATTAAATGAATATTATAGACAGTTTCCAAGAACAGAGGAACATGCTTTTAGAGACGAGGCAAAAGAGTCTATTTTTAATCTAACTAAAATATACGAACAAATAGATTATAACGCTGATTTACATAATACATCAGCGGTAACAACTGGTAGTTTTCAATGGGAAAATGGTATTAAAGATACAAGGGTTTTATTCTACCCTAATAAAGATGGTAGATTTAAAATATCTTGGATTCCTCCAGCAAATTTACAAAACAAAATAGCTATTAAAAACGGTATTAAATATCCTGCTAATGATCACTGTGGTGCTTTTGGATGCGATAGTTATGATATATCCGGTACAGTTGATAAAAGAGGTTCTAATGGATCTCTACATGGATTAACAAAGTTTTCAATGGAAAACGTACCACCAAATTTATTTTTTTTAGAGTATATAGCTAGACCACAAACAGCTGAAATATTTTTTGAAGACGTTTTAATGGCTTGCGTATTTTACGGCATGCCAATATTAGCCGAAAATAATAAGCCTAGATTATTGTATCATTTTAAGAGAAGGGGTTATAGAGGTTACTCAATGAATAGACCAGATAAAATATATAATAAACTATCTGTAACAGAAAAAGAAATAGGTGGAATACCAAACTCTAGTGAAGATATGAAGCAAGCTCATGCTGCAGCAATAGAGTCTTACGTTGAGGAATATGTTGGTAACACACCTAATGGGTATGGTAATATGTATTTCCAAAGAACACTAGAAGATTGGGCTAAATTTAATATTAATAATAGAACTAAGCACGATGCATCTATTAGTTCTGGTTTAGCTATAATGGCTTGTAACAAAAATAGGTATACACCTGTTGCTAAAAAAGAATACAAAAAAATAGACTTAGGTATAAAACGATACGATAACAGTGGAACATCGTCAAAAATTATAAGATAAATGAAAGTATACACTAATACTAACAGCTCTTTTCCTAGCCAAGTAGTTAGCGATGAAGTAAAAGCAAGTTTAGACTACGGGATTCAAGTTGGTAGAGCTATTGAAGGAGAGTGGTTTCAAGAGGGTCGTTCTGGAAACAGATACGCTCAAAGTTATAGTAATTTTCATCAATTAAGATTATATGCTAGAGGTGAACAGTCAATAGCTAAGTACAAAGATGAGTTGTCAATTAACGGTGATTTGTCTTATTTAAATTTAGACTGGAAACCAGTACCTGTTATACCTAAGTTTGTAGATATAGTTGTAAACGGTATGTCTAATAAGTCTTATGATATTCAAACAGTAGCACAAGATCCTTTTTCTATAGAACAAAAAACTAAGTATGCTACTGCTGTTGCTAGAGATATCAATATGAATCAAGTTTTACAAGGTTTTAAAGATAACCTAGGTATAGACTTGTATAATGTTCCAGACCCAGTAGATTTACCATCAAGTAAAGAGGAACTTGATTTGTATATGCAAATGAGTTATAAGCAAACAGTTGAAATAGCTGAAGAAGAGCTTATAGATAACACATTAGCGTTAAACAGATATGATGAAACAAAAAGAAGATTAGCTTATGATTTAACAGTACTAGGTATATGTGCTACTAAAACAAGTTTTAATCAAGCTGAAGGTATTAAAGTAGAGTATGTAGATCCAGCCTATATGGTTTACTCATACACAGAAGATCCAAACTTTGAAGATATATATTATGTCGGTGAGGTTAAATCCATAACAATACCTGAACTAAAAAAACAGTTTCCAAATATATCTGATGAAGAACTTGAAGCTATTCAAGAAATGCCTGGTAATTCTCAATATATAACAGGTTGGGGTAATTATGACTCTAACACTGTACAAGTAATGTATTTTGAATATAAAACATACCAAGATCAAGTTTTTAAAATAAAGAAAACTGACAATGGTTTAGAAAAAGCTATAGAAAAATCAAGCGATTTCAACCCACCAGCTAATGATAATTTTGAAAGAGTTTCTAGAACTATAGAGGTTTTATACACTGGGGCTAAAGTGTTAGGAAATAATCATATGCTAGAGTGGAAGCTTGCTGAAAATATGACAAGACCATCTGCTGATTCTACAAAAGTAGAAATGAATTATTGTATTTCAGCTCCTAGAATGTATAAAGGTAGAATTGAGTCTATTGTTAGTAGAATTACTGGTTTTGCTGATATGATTCAATTGACTCATTTAAAGCTACAACAAGTAATGTCTAGAATAGTACCTGATGGTGTATTTTTAGATATGGATGGTTTAGCTGAAGTAGATCTAGGTAATGGTACAAATTATAATCCAGCTGAAGCGTTAAACATGTATTTCCAAACAGGTAGCGTTGTAGGTAGATCACTTACACAAGATGGTGGTATGAATGCTGGTAAAGTTCCAGTTCAAGAATTAGCTTCATCATCTGGCCAAGGAAAAATACAAAGTTTAATTGGCACTTATGAGTATTATTTAAAAATGATCCGAGATGTCACTGGACTTAATGAAGCAAGAGATGGTTCTATGCCTGATAAAGATGCTTTACTTGGTTTGCAAAAATTAGCTGCTAACGCTTCTAACACAGCAACTAAACATATACTAAATTCTTTATTATATGTTAGTCTTAGAATTTGTGAAAATATTAGTTTAAAAGCTGCAGACGTTCTAAAAAACCCAATGCTTAGAAACTCTATGGCTAATTCTATAAGTACATTTAATACTAATACGTTAGAAGAGCTTGTTAATTTACAACTACATGACTTTGGTATATATTTACAATTAGAACCTGAGGAAGAAGATAAAGCTAAGTTAGAGCAAAATGTTCAGATGGCTATACAAACTGGAGCTATATCTTTGTCAGACGCTATAGATATTAGAGAGATTAAAAACATAAAATTAGCTAACAAGTTTTTAAAACTTAGACAACAGCAAAAAATACAACTTGAACAACAACAAGCACAAGCTAACATACAAGCACAAGCGCAAGCAAACGCTCAAGCTAGTGAAGCCGCTGCTATGGCTGAAGTTCAAAAGCAACAAGCATTAACCCAAGAAAAAGTCAGTATAGAGCAAGCTAAATCTCAATTCGAAATACAACGTATGCAGACTGAAGCTCAAATAAAAAGAGAGCTAATGGCTGAAGAGTTTAATTACCAAATACAATTAGCACAAGCAAGAGCTAACGCTGAGAGAGAAAAAGAAAAAGAAATAGAAGATCGCAAGGACGAAAGAACAAGAATACAAGCAACACAACAATCTGAAATGATAGCTCAAAGACAAAACGATGAGCTACCTAAAAACTTTGAATCCGCTGGATTTGATAATCTCGGAGGTTTTGGACTAGAACAGTTTGAACCTCGTTGAGAATAAATTTTTAACTATTTAATTATATTATATTATGTCACAAGAAAAACAAGAGGGAGAGTTTTCTTTAAAAGGTAAGAAAACTAAACCGAAAAATTTAGGTAAAACACAAGAAGGACCTATTAAAGTAAACTTATCTACTCCAGTTGAAAAACAAGTAGCAGAAGAAGAAAAAGATGTTACTAGGGTAGTAATTGGTTCTGAAGAAAAACAATCAGAAGAAAATGCCAATACAGAGCAAGAAACAACAGAAGTGGTTGCAGATAAACAAACCGGAGTTGTACAAGAAGTGGGTGAAGAAGTATCATCAGGGGAAAGCACCGTTCAAGATGAAGGTCCAATCATCCAAGAAATAACTGAGGAAGAAGTAGAGAAAGTTGAAAAACTAGAAAACGAATTAGATAAAGCTATAGACAATAAAGATAATAGCGGAACAAAACTACCTGAAAATATTGAAAAACTAGTTTTATTTATGGAAGAAACTGGTGGTAGTATCAGCGACTATGTTAGACTAAACGCTGACTATTCTAATGTTGACAACAATACACTACTTAAAGAATATTACAAAAAAACAAAACCTTACTTAGACAGTGAGGATATAAGTCTCTTAATTGAAGATTTTTCATATGATGAAGATATAGATGAAGAAAGAGATATACGCAAGAAAAAACTTGCATTTAAAGAAGAAGTTGCAAAAGCCAAAAACTTTTTAGAGGAAACTAAGAGTAAATATTACGATGAGATCAAGTTGAGACCAGGCGTAACTCAAGACCAACAAAAAGCAATGGACTTTTTTAACAGATATAATGAACAACAAACAGTAGCTGAGCGACAGCATGAAGAATTTAAAAACCAAACTAAAAAACTTTTCAACGAAGACTTCAAAGGTTTTGATTTCAATTTAGGTGAAAAAAAATTTAGATATGGTGTTAAAGATCCTTCAAAAGTTGCAGAAAGACAATCAAACATTAATAATCTTGTAGGGAAGTTCCTTAATGAAGATGGTAGTGTAAAAGATCCGATTGGCTATCACAAGGCTATGTATGCTGCTTCAAATGTTGACACTATTGCAAATCATTTTTACGAACAAGGTAAAGCTGACGCTGTAAAAGAAGTTATTAGTAATTCTAAAAACCCTAGTTCAGCGCCTAGACAAACACCTCAAGGTGAGTTTAAAAATGGTATAAAAGTAAAAGTGTTAAACA